GTATAATGAAAGTACATGAATACAATGAAATGATGGCGTACCTGTTGCGACCAGCAACAGGCGACAGGGAAAAATTTCAAAAAGGATCACGTGCTGGTATAAGTAGTAAGCCACTTACAAAAGAAAAATTTACAGAGTTGTATGAAAATTTTTTAAAATCAAAAACACTAAATAAAACAGATGCAGCGTTTGCAGAAGTTTTAAATAAAAAAAATTTTAAAACACAATCAGACGCTCCTTTTACTAACGAAGGAGTTCAGATAAGAAGAAATAGATATGGAATAAAAGGTGTTGCTGAAGTAGGAACTAATCCAGAACTTATAGCAAAAAGAGAAAAGATAAATAAATATTTGGATGAGTTGATTCCTAAATTAAATTCTGAAAATAAGTTTTATACATTTGTAGAAGCTAGAAATATGGTTTTAAAAAAACTTAAACTTCCAGCTAATACAACTTTAGACTTAAGATATTATCCTTTATTTAAAAATTTATTTTCTAGAACTAAAAAAATAGATGAAGTATTAAGTAGAGCATTAGCATCTGATAAACCTTTAAATACTTCTTTAATAAGATATTTAAAAAAAGAAACAGGGCTAGATAATAAAGTTATTAAGGACACTTTAGATAATTCACCTACTTACAAAGGTATAAAAGATCAAGGAGGTGATTTATTAAGAAATAGATTTTCTAATATAAACGAATTATTTGATCTTTCTTTGTCAGACGCTTTAACACGTGCTGTAGATTTAGAAAAAGGTCAACCTGTATTTACAGGCATGGGAAAAGAAAAATATTTTTCTGCTTCTCCTAAACACAAAATAATGGAGTTTGCAAAAAGAAATTGGAATGCAAATCAAGGTGATGGCCCTGTTAAATTTTTTGATAATAAAGGAAAACAAATTAAATGGCAACGTGGAACTAAATTACCCTACAATAAAGTTTCTTTTAAGTTTGATGGAAAAACTTATAATCAAAAAAATTTAAATAATATTGAGATAATAAAAAAAGATTTTCCTGATGTTTATAAAAAACAAATAGCTGTAAATAGATTAAGAGCCACTGAAGTAGATAATCCTTTTAAAAAAGGAACAAAGATACCTTTGCTTGAATTATTAAAACTAAACTCTAATAAAATTTATGGTTGGAGATCTAAAAGAAATACGTTTGATATTTTACATGGATCAAGAGGAGTTGCAGTAGAACCTTTTACAAATTTAAGTTTTAACTCAAGAGACGTAAATCAAATGCAACTAGGATTAGATACGGCTGTTAGAGCTAATAAAATAAAAAAATCAGATGCTAATAAAATTTTTTCTTTTCTAGATGATTACACTGGTAGTGGTGATGTAGAAAAACTTAAAAATAGACAATTAAGTTTAGCAAGTGACTTTTTAGCTGGCAAAGTAGATAGTTATGGAGCAGAAAGAGATAGAATTCTTAACGTTGCTAAAAAAATACCAGCAGTCAAAAAATATGCAGCCTCTCAAGGTATAACTCTAAATAGTTTTGCAGGATTTTTAGATTTTACACAGGCAGGTATAGATTTACCTCCTGCTATAAAACAAGCTTCAGATAATATTTTAAAAGCTAGTGGACAAGTTCTAAGAGGTGGAGGTAAACTTGCAGTTGTCTTAGATCCTATTTTTGCTGCACAAGATTTTTCTAAAGCTATTGACACAGGAGTTTCAGGCGGTGAGGCTTTAAATTATACAGGGCAAAAATTTGTACAAGATTTAACAAATTTACCTAGAACATTAGAAGATCTTGCTTACACTGCAACTGAAAAAGGAACTTTTAAAAATTTTGGAGATAAAGAAAATAGAATATTTGATTACGAACCAAAAACTTTTGCTGATGATTACTTAAAAAATAAAGTTGAAAAAACAGATCCTGAAATATTAAAAACAAGAATAGCTAAGAGAGACTTTGATACAGAAGTTTTACCTAATTTAACTATGGTTGATGATATAGATATACCTGCTTCAAAAGAGGAAATAGATATGGCTAAAAATTTATTTATGAAAGATAAAGGTGTTGATCTATCTGTGTTAGACGATATTATGTTAGATGATATAGAGGATTCTTTTCTATGATCGGTAAAAAGTCAGGACCACCACCAAAATCAGGGCCAACACCACAGGGGTTGAATATTAATTATAATACTGTTAAGACAGTGAAACTGGAGAAAATAAATGGCAGAAATAGACAAGACTTTACCAAACGTAAAGCAAACAATAAATATACCAAGCCCTAAAGAATTAGAAGTAGAATTACAGGAAGAGCAAAAAGATCCTGACCAACCAATCGACGTTCAACAGAACGAAGATGGAAGTGTTGACATAAACTTCGATCCATCTGTCGGTAGCCAAGAACAAGGTAATGATCATTTTGCTAATCTAGCAGAATTACTTCCAGAAGAAGTGCTAGCTCCAATAGGACATGAACTACATGAAAATTACACAGACTACAAAGCATCTAGAAAAGATTGGGAGAACTCTTATACAAAAGGTTTAGATCTTCTAGGATTTAAATACGAAGAAAACACAGAGCCATTCAAAGGTGCATCTGGTGCAGTCCACCCAGTGTTAGCAGAAGCAGTCACACAGTTTCAGTCTTTAGCTTACAAAGAATTATTACCATCACAAGGTCCAGTTAGAACTCAAATAGTTGGAGTGCCCACTCCAGACAAAGAAGCGCAATCATTACGTGTTAAAGAATTTATGAATTATCAAATTATGAGTGAGATGAAAGAATATGAATCTGAATTTGATCAGATGTTATTCTACCTACCACTTACAGGTTCAACTTTTAAAAAAGTTTATTATGATGAAATTATGCAGAGAACAGTTTCTAAATTTGTTCCTGCTGATGATTTAGTTGTTCCGTATACGGCTACCTCATTAGACGATGCGGAAACAATTATTCATGTAGTTAAGATGTCAGAAAACGAATTACGAAAACAACAGGTTGGTGGTTTCTATAGAGATATAGAACTTACACCAGGTCAAGAAAATGAAACACCATCACAAAAGAAAGAACGTGAATTAGAAGGTTTAAGCAAAGGTAGAGATCAAAGATTATTTACTCTTTTAGAATGTCATGTAAATCTAGATATTGAAGGTTTTGAAGATATGGATACACAAGGTGAGCCTACAGGAATCAAACTTCCATACATTGTTACAATTGAAGAAGGTTCACGTGAAATATTATCAATTAGAAGAAACTATGAAGTAGGTGATGTATCAAGAAGTAAGATACAATACTTTGTACATTTTAAATTTTTACCAGGACTAGGTTTTTATGGTTTTGGTTTGATACATATGATTGGTGGTTTATCAAGATCAGCGACTGCAGCATTAAGATCGCTCCTTGACGCCGGAACCTTGTCTAATTTACCAGCAGGATTTAAGATGCGTGGTATCAAGATGAGAGACGAAGCACAGCCAATTCAGCCAGGAGAGTTTAGAGATGTCGATGCACCCGGTGGTAATTTAAAAGACGCATTTATGCCGTTACCGTTTAAAGAACCATCACCAACATTATTACAATTAATGAGTGTTGTTGTAGGTGCAGGACAAAGATTTGCATCCATAGCGGACATGCAAGTAGGAGAGGGTAATCAACAGGCAGCGGTTGGTACAACCGTTGCGTTGTTGGAAAGAGGATCTAGAACAATGTCAGCAATTCATAAAAGATTATATGCTTCTATGAAACGTGAGTTTAGTTTAATGGCGAGAGTTTTTAAACTTTACTTACCTCCAGTTTATCCATATGATGTTGTTGGCGGTCAAAAGCAAATCAAACAAACTGATTTCGACGACCGAATAGATATATTGCCGGTTGCAGACCCGAATATATTTTCTCAAACGCAGCGGATATCACTCGCTCAAACGGAAATGCAACTGGCAGCTTCTAATCCTGCAATTCATAACCAATACGAAGTTTATAGAAACATGTATGAAGCGTTAGGTGTAAAAGATATTGATATAATTTTAAAAAGACCAGAACAACCAATGCCAAAAGACCCAGCATTAGAGCATATTGATGCTTTAGCTGGAAAACCGTTCCAAGCATTTCCTGGACAGGATCATCAAGCACATATTACAGCGCATTTAAACTTTATGGAGACGAATATGGTAAAAAATGCACCTGTAGTTAGCGCTGCAATACAAAAAAACATACTAGAACACATAAGTTTGATGGCACAAGAGCAAATTGAGATAGAATTTAGAGAAGAATTACCTAAATTAGCGCAAATGACACAAATGATGCAACAAAATCCGCAAAATCCGCAACTTCAACAAGAAATGCGAATGTTACAAGAGAAAATAGAAGGTAGAAAAGCAGTTTTAGTGTCTGAAATGATGAAAGACTTTGCAGATGAAGAGAAAAAGATTAGTTCACAGTACGGAAACGACCCAATTGCTGCATTAAGAGCAAGAGAACTAGATTTACAAGCTCAAGAAAACTCTAGAAAAGAAAAAGAAGGCAAAGAACGATTAAATTTAGATAGAATGAGAACTATGATGAATCAACAAAATCAAGATGAGAAATTAGATCAGAATGAAGAGTTAGCAAACTTAAGAGCTGAAACATCTATTGAAAAACAAGAAATAGCTAATGAAGCAAGAGAACGACTAGCTATGATGAAACCTAGGAGGAATTAATGTGGTTAAGTGCAATTAAACTAGCAGTAAATGCAGGTTCACATATTTACAAAAAGAAACAAGAAACTAAAATGATGATGGCTAACGCACAAGCCAAGCATGCAGAAAAGATGGCTAGTGGTGAATTAGAATACTCTGGTAAATTATTGGAGGCAAGACAATCGGACTGGAAAGACGAGTTCGTTTTGGTCGTCCTAACGCTGCCAATTTTAGTGATTGCCTACGGAGTCTTCAGCGACGATCCGGGTGCGGCTGCAAAGATAAAAGAGTTTTTTGAACAGTTCCAACAGCTCCCGTCATGGTTCACTAACCTTTGGATACTTGTTGTTGCGAGTATTTATGGTATAAAGGGAACACAAATATTTAAGGGAGGAAAAAAATAATGTTAAAAGGTAATCAAAAAAAAATAGATGTTGCAAAACCTTTTGGTAAAATTAATGAAAAAGATTTTGCAAAATTAAGAGAAAATAAAAATGTAGGTGGCATGGCAAAAGATAAAAGATCACCTTTTATGGGTGGTGGTATTGCTTATGCAGGCGGTGGAAAAGCTATGAAAAGAAAAGGTAAAAAAGTATAATGAGTAAATTATATAACAGAGTTAAAAGAGCTGGTGGTGGACCAGGTCTTTATGCAAACATCGCAGCAAAGAAAAAAAGAATTGCAGCAGGTTCAGGTGAGAAGATGAGAAAACCAGGATCTAAAGGTGCACCGACTGCAGCAAACTTTGCAAGAGCAAAACAAACAGCGAGAACGTAATGGCAAAACTTTGTCCAAAAGGAAAAGCGGCAGCAAAAAGAAAATTTAAAGTTTATCCTTCAGCTTATGCAAACATGTACGCTTCAGGAGTTTGTTCTGGAAAAATTACACCAGGTGGTAAAAAAGGTAGTCGTAAAAAAGCTGCTATGGGTGGATTAATGGGTGCAGGTTTAGCAAGAAGAAAAAGAATGGTCTGTGCGTAATGGCAGAAAAAGGATTAAGAGCATGGGTAAAGGAAAACTGGGTAGATATTGCGAACAAGCGAAAAGATGGTTCATACCCGAAGTGTGGAAGAAGTGGTGGAGAAAAAAGAAAAAAATATCCAAAATGCGTGCCCATTGCGAAAGCAAGAGCGATGAGCAAAGGTCAACGTGCGGGTGCCGTAAAAAGAAAACAGGCTGTAGCTAACACAGGGCCTAAACCTAGTAGAGCTGCAACATTTGCAAAAAGAAAAAAAGCAATGGACGGTGGATATATTGGATCAGCAATTAATACAGAATATGGTGGAGTTAAATTAAACAATCCATCTTACGCAAAATATTACAAGGGTATGATATAATGAGAAAAAAAGAAAACCCTATTAGAAAAACTACCGGTAAAGGTGGTAACTATAGACCAACAAAATCTGGAGCTGGAATGACAGCAAAAGGTGTAAGAGCTTACAGGGCTGCAAACCCTGGAAGTAAATTAAAAACAGCCGTGACTGGAAAAGTGAAGCCAGGATCAAAAGCTGCTAATCGTAGGAAATCATACTGCGCTAGATCAAAGGTCATCAGCAAAAACACGTAACGATCCTAATTCTCGAATAAGACAGGCACGGAGAAGATGGAAATGTTAAATGAGAACAGCAATACTAGATGCTCTTGAAGCTAGATACGAAGCACAAGTAGCAGAATCACACGCAGTAATAAAAATCTATTTAGAAAATCCTGTTGGTATCGGAGAACATCCTCAACACGTTGATGAAATAGATAAACAACTACAAATAATAGCAGACGCAGAAGAAAAATTAAAAGCTTTAGAAAGTTTTAGAACAGAAAGAGTAGAGTTATAATGGAAGATGGATTAACAATTGTATCAAAGATGCAAAAACTAATGAGAGACAACTTACAAAAAGTTGGCGACATTCTAATAAGTGGTGGTGTTGACAATATGGAAAA